CGCCCGGATACGAGCCGCTCATCCCACCGGATTATCGGAGACGGACCGAGATCGTCGGCTACCGCGAACTCAAAACGATGACGCCGATCGTGCGCCGTGCGATCCTCGACGGACAGATCCGACACACCGGCGAAGTGTCCCTCGCAGAGCACATCAACCAAGCCGTCATGGTCAAGACCAACGACGGCGCACCGCTCTCCGCACAAAAGTCGCCGGGCCCGATCGAACTCGCACGATGCGCCGTGTTCGCAGCCGGTCGCGCGCTCGCCCCAGCCGTCCGCAAAAAGGCGGCGTTTGCATCTGGCTGACATGAGTAGACCTCACCTGTAAACGGTGGGAGACTCCGTCGTATGGCGTTCGGCAGGCAGAAGCAGAAGGCGGCGTTTGCGTCCGCACCGCTCAAGGCTGCCGCCGGATCAGCCGCCCAGATTGGCCAGTTCTACACGTACTCAGTCGGGAGTGCAGAGGAACAGGCCCTGAGCGTCCCCACCGTCGCACGGTCTGTGCAGATGATCGCCTCGGTCGTGGGATGCCTCGGACTCAAGCACTACACGCTCCAATGGACCGGCGAAGAGTACGAGGAGATCTACCTTGAGCTTGAGCAATGGATGCGCCAACCGGACCCCAAGGTGACCCGGAACTTCATCATGTCGCAGACATCGACGGACCTGATGCTCCACGGATCCGCATGGTGGTATGTGACCTCAAGGTCCACCGCCACCGGCAGGCCGCTCTCGTTCCAATGGCTCCCGGCGTCAATGGTGTCGATGATGGATCAGCAGGGTCCGCAACGGTTCGGCCCGTCGCAGGAAGCCACGTTCAACGGTGTGGCCCTCGACATGGACAACGTGCTCCAGTTCATCGCCCCGACCCAAGGCCTCCTCTGGACCGGCGACCGTGCGATCAACACCGCGATCAAACTGGACCGAGCCGCCGACCGCTTCGCCGTGAACGAGATCGCCGCCGGATACCTCCAGCAGACCGACGCCTCCGAACCGATGTCCGGCGAAGAACTCGCAGAGCTCGCAGCCGCATGGTCCGCAGCTCGACGCAACTCGGCGATCGGCGCACTCAACTCCGTGGTCACCTTCAAGGAGTTCACCTCCGACCCGTCCAAGTTGCAACTCGTCGAGTCCCGACAGTTCCAAGCGCTTGAGCTGTCCCGGCAATGCGGCATCCCCCCGTACCTGCTCGGCATCGGCGTCCCCGGATCGTTCACCTACCAGAACGCACAGCAGGCCCGACAGGATCTTTACCTGTTCGGCGCGAAGCAGATCCTCCATTGCATTGAGGAGACGCTCTCGTCGTCGTTCTGTCTCCCCCAAAACCGCTACGTGAAGTTCGACGTCGAGGACTACCTCAGCGAGAACTCGCTCGCAGACGTCGAGGTGGAAGACGAAGCCGAGGTCCGCATCAACGAAGGAGGACGCCGATGATCCGGCTCACCGCACAACTCGTCACGCTCGACGCCGCCGAAGGCGACGCACCGTCACGCACCATCACCGGCCTCGCTGTCCCGTGGGACACGGTCGCCACCCTGTCCGGTGGTGAGCAGGTCAAGTTCCTCAAGGGGTCGCTCCCCGAGGACGGACCGGCCCCGAAGTTGCTCGAGTTCCACGACGACACCCGAGTGATCGGAGTCGTCACCGAACGAGTGTCCACCGACGAGGGCATGATGTTCTCAGCGAAGCTCGCCACCACGCGCGCCGCCGACGACAGCCTCGCCCTGCTCGCCATGGGCGCACTCGACTCCGTGTCCGTCGGAGCCGTACCGCTCAAGTTCACACGCACCAAGGAAGGCGTCCTCGAGGTCTCCGAGGCCCGTTGGCTGGAGCTGTCCGTCGTGACAGTCCCGGCATACGCCGACGCACAGGTGTACTCAGTCGCCGCCTCAGCTGACGAAGCCGAGACGATCGAACCCCAGCAAGAAGAAGAACCCACAACCCAAGACTCCGAGGAGGAGAACATGGAAGTCCAGCCCACCCACGTCGAGGCCGCAGTCGCCACGACACCGATCTACGCGAGCGCCAAGCGCGAGTTCAAGATGCCCAGCGCCTCCGAGTACCTCGCAGCCATGGCTGTCGGAGGCTCCGAGTTCGCCGAGTACAACGCGCGAATCAACGCCGCCGCCGGTGACCAGATCACCAGCAACGTCCCCGGTATCTTGCCGGCCCCGATCCTCGGACCGGTGTACGACAACCTCGTCGCCCTTCGTCCGGTCTGCGATGCGTTCGGCGTCCGCGCGATGCCCCAGCGCTCGGGCACCACGTTCGTGCGTCCCTACATCGACACCCACCTGAGCGTCGGTCAGCAGTCCACGCAGCTCACCGCCGTGTCGGCGACCACGCAGGTCGTCGAGGACAAGGTCGTCACGAAGCTCACTTTTGCGGGCAGTCAGACTCTGTCAGAGCAAGTGATCGACTGGACCGACCCGAACGCCGTCCAGATCGTCCTCGACGATTTTTTGGCGCAATATGCCGACGCCACGGATAACTACGCCGCTGATCAGCTCTTGGCGCAGACCACGCAGGCCTCCGCCGCAAACGTGGACTTCACCGACCCGGACGCCGTCGTCGCCGCTATCTACACCGGCGCTCAGACGATCGCCGCCAACGGCAACGTGTTCGCCGACAAGCTCTTCGTCAGTTTGGATGTGTGGCGACAGCTCGGTTCTCTCACGGACTCGACCGGTCGCCCGTTGTTCCCCGTGATCGGACCGATGAACGCCGCCGGCTCGATCAACGCCGCCAACGCGATCGGCAACGTCCTCGGTCTGCAGCTCGTCGCCGACAAGAACTTCGCCGCGAAGACCTGCATCCTGAGCGTGTGCGAGCCGCGCACGAAGGCTCCGTACGAGATCTATGAGGATGCCCGCGGGATCGTGAGTCTCACCCAGCCGACCATCCTCGGTCGCGAGCTGGCTATCAGGGGCTATTTTGCCGTGACGATGATCAACACCGGCAAGACCTTCAAGATCACTCAGGCCTGACGCACGGCACAGCAGAAGGACGAGGGACTACACCATGGCGACCTACACAGTTATCGAGCACATGAGGCTCGACGACTACGCCATCGTCCAGACCCTCGAGGACACCGAGATCGGGGTCGGGCAGACGATAACGCTGTCCGGCCTCGGTCACGGCCTGAACGGTACGCACACCGTGTTCGCTGTGCCGACGTTCCTGTTCGTCGGCGTAGATCAGGAGGGAGACCTCCTGTACAACTACGACGTCATCGTCCCCAACCAACTGCTGTTCTACGACGCCGGCGACGACCTCGAGCGGTCGGCGGCGATCCCCACCGGAACGCTCACGTGGAGCATCTCGTGCACGTGGACCAGCTCGGCCCTCGTGACCGAGTTCCTCGGGATCTCCGGTGCGACCGCCAATGACACGGCTTACATCGCCACCTGTGTCGCAGCTGCGAACCAATGGTGCTTCCGCAGACGCCAACAGGCCGGCTACTTCGACTCGCCCACCACGGCCCCCGACGCATCCGTCCAACTCGGAGCGACGTTGTATGCCTCTGCGCTGTACAGGGAACGTGGCTCTGTGGACTCCTTCCAGTCGTTCGAGTCCATGTCCGTCGGAGTGCCCACCCTGACCAACGGTCGCATCATGCAGCTCCTCGGGGTCCGCAGGAGCCAGGTGGCATGACATGGCAGCCACAGGAATGTTCGCGGAAGCGATCACCGCAGTCGCGAACGTCATCACCGCTCGAGGCTATGTCCCCGTCACAGACCCTCGGAACGCCCGACCGCTCACCGTGTTCATCGAACTCCCCACGTTCGATGCCTTCACCTACAACGTCGGCGACATCACCCTCACGATCCGAGTCTTGGCACCGCCACCCGGCAACCAAGACGCAGGCGACTACCTCCTCACCGCGATCGACGCTCTCATGAACTCGTCGCTCGCCATCACCGGAGGCCAACCCACCATCGCACAGATCGGGTCACAGGAACTACCGGCCTACGACCTGACCGTCCGAATCTCCAGCAAACGCAACTAAAAGAAGGAGCCAACAATGGCGACGACCACATTCCTGTCCAACGCAACCGTGAACATCACACAGGGTGCCACGACCTACGACATCAGCGATCAGGCGCGCTCCGTCACCCTGACCGTCGGCTACGACTCGCTCGAGGCGACCAGCATGGGAGACACCGGACGCAAGTACGTCCAAGGCCTGCAGGCCGTCTCGGTCTCCATCGAGTGCTACCTGTCGTACGGCGGCAGCGGATCCACCTCCGAGATCGAGACCATGTGCGCCGCCCTCGTCGGACAAGGCACCACCAACCTCGTCATCTCGCCCTCCGGCACTACCGAGTCGGCGACCAACCCGGAGTACACCATCACGAACGCCATGCTCGCATCGTTCTCCCCGATCGCCTCAACGGTCGGAGAGCTCGCCATGGTCACCCTCGAGTTCGTCGGCGGCACCTTCGCTCGCGACATCACCTGATCGCTCACCCTCCGCTAGGTAGGATTCGCCCATGATCGGAATGCTCATTGAAGTCGAGATGCTTGACGGCGAAGTCCACCAAGTACCGGTGACCTACGGTGTCGCCTGCAAGTGGGAGGACCATCATCCGAACCTCTCGTGGTCATCGTTCCTCGACGACCCGAAGTTCAAGCCGATGGCCTACCTAGCGTGGGAAGCAGTCAAGGCGGCAGGCGTCCCGGTGAAGCTGTTCACCCCATGGTTGGACACCATCGCCGGCGTGAAGTTCCTCCCAAAAGACAGAGCAGAGAAGCAGGACAAGTCACCCGACTGATCGCCACGCTGGCCCTACGTACCGGGATCGCTCCCAGCCTCCTCTGCGACACAGACCCGGCGATCGTCGGTGAGATGATCCGCCAACTAAACAAGCAGGACAAGGAAGCAGAGAAGGCCAGACGATGAGGATGCAGGTCGAGGGATTGAGCGAGACCCTAAGGGAACTCGGCAAGGTTGAGCCGAAGCTTCGACGAGTCATGCTCAAGCGCATGCGAGATGACGTGAAGCCTCTCGCTGACGCAATCAACGCTCGCATCCCACCGACGGCCCCGATTCGAGGCTTCAACCATTCGGGCCGCACAGCGTGGACCGGCAAACAACGAGCCGTTGTCCGGACCTCGTTTAAGAAGCCGAAGAAGGACATCAACGCCACCAGCACCGAGATCGAGTTGAGCGTCGTGAAGGTCATTAGCCAAGGCGCAGGCGTGTCCATCGCCGACATGGCAGGCAAAGGCAACGGACGCAACGACCGTCGAGCCGTCGAGCCACAGCACAAGCGACCCAACCTTGCCCAAGATCTACCTGGCTCCCCGTCCCGATACTTTTGGAAGGACATCGAGCGGATCATTCCGCAGGTTGAGCGCAACATTGCCGAGACCGTCCGAGACGTCACCATGGAAGCCAACCGCATACTCATGAAGGTGAGGATCTAATGGCAATCCAGATCCCGATTATCACGTCCCTTGAGGACTCCGGCATCAAGGCCGCACGAGCCGCGTTCAACAACTTCAAGAGCGCCGTCTCGGACGCCGAAGGTGGGATGAACAAGTTCAAGGCCGGAAGCAAAGCCGCCCTCGACACGGTCAAGGCGAACGCCGCTACCTTCGCAATCGCCGCCGGAGCCTCGATCGCCACGTTCGCCGTCAAGTCCATCGGCAAGTTCCAAGACGTAGCCCTCGCAGCTGGAGAACTGTCCGACGCCACCGGCCTCACGGTCGAGGAAGCATCCCGGCTCGCTGAGGTCGCCGGAGACATCGGCATCGAAGCCTCCTCGCTGGAGACCTCCATCGGCAAGATGAACAAGCAGCTCGGCAACTCGCCCGAACTGTTCGAGGAACTTGGCGTCCAAGTCGCCTACGCCAAAGACGGATCAGTCGACGCCAACGAGACGTTCCTCAACACCATCGACCGGCTGAACGGCATCAAGGACCCAGCCGAACGTGCTCGAGTCGCCTCCGAACTCTTGGGCAAGGGCTGGCAGTCCATGTCCGAACTGATCGCCGGAGGCTCCGACAAGCTGCGCGCGTCCCTCGCCGAAGTGTCCGACGCCAAGGTCATCAACCAAGAGGAGCTCGACAAGGCTCGCAAATACCGGGCAAACATGGACGACCTCAAGGACTCGTTCGACGACCTTGCGATCGCGCTCGGTAACAACCTTGTCCCCGTGCTCGCCAAGACCATGGGCTTCCTCGCCGACGTCGTCGGAGTCCTAGACAAAGCCGCCAACCCCACCGAAGACGTCCTAGCCAAGGAGTTCGAGGGAGCCGTTCAACTAGCTGAAGGCCTCGAGCAAGCCCAAGAGGCGTACCGTGGCTACTACGACTCACGCCTCCGAGCCACAGACGCCAACCGGTACATCATTGACTCCATGGAGGACACGACCGACACGGTCTATGACCTCAACATCGCATGGGAACGGATGCTCAACACGATCGACGACACTCGGCAGATCAACGACGTTCGCGACTCGCTCGACGAGGTCAAGCAAGCCGCCATGGAAGCGTTCGGCGACCCGACCAAGATCCGCGAATACGACGACGCCGTCGCGAACCTGATTGAAGAGATCGCTCGACTCGCCACCACCGTCCAGATGAGCAACGCCGACCAGAACACCCTCAAGGTGCTCGTCGATACCGGACAGCTCGAGCGAGCCGTCGAGCTCATGGCAATCATCAAGACAGGCCGAGGACGCGTCACCCTTCCTCAAGCCGTCCAAGCGATGACCGAGACCGACCTGTTCCTCGGCACCCTCGGCAT